CAACCCCGGGGTTTCAACTCCAACCTAGTTCCGAACAGACCCCTCTGTCGACGAACTACATCACCAACTTCGACTTCCTCAACCAGTATCTCCCTGATACTTACGAGAAGGAGTTCGAGCGTTACGGAAACCGTACCGTCTCATCGTTCCTACGCATGGTAGGTGCCGAGATGCCGTCCAACTCTGACCTCATCAAGTGGGTCGAGCAGGGGCGTCTCCACACCAAGTATGTCAACTGCACGTCGGCTGGTGCCGCAGCAGACTCCGAGGCAACATGGACGGTCAATGACCTCCTTGTCCCGACAGGCTCCGTTACTACGGGCGGTACGGGCGGCATCGCTATCCGCGTTGGACAGACGGTCTTCATCACCGACAACACCACTAGCGGTCTTAACAACAAGGCTGTTGTTACGGCTGTTGATTACGCTGCTGGCACTTTTGCTGTCTCTTACTATGAAGCGGGCGGTCAAGCTGTTGCGCTTGGTGTTGCGTGTACCGTGATGATTTACGGTTCTGAGTTCCAAAAGGGCACGCTTGGAATGACCGAGTCCCTTGAGGCCGACTCCGAAATCTTCGAGACGAGCCCCATCATCTTGAAGGACAAGTACGCTGTCAACGGCTCCGATATGGCGCAGATTGGCTGGGTTGAGGTTACCACCGAGAACGGTGCTACCGGATACCTGTGGTACTTGAAGTCTGAGCACGAGACCCGTCTCCGCTTCGACGACTACCTCGAGACGTCCATGCTGGAGGCTGTCCCCGCAGTAGCCCCTACGGCCCCCGTTGGCGGCCAAAACAACGCTCAACAGTTGGGGTATAAGGGTACCGAGGGTATCTTCTATACCATCAACGACCGTGGAAACGTCTGGTCCGGTGGTATCCCTACCGCTCTGGCTGACTTCGATTCCATCATCTCTCGCTTGGATAAGCAGGGCGCGATTGAGGAGAACGTCATCTTTGTCAACCGCGACTTCGGGTTCGCTATCGACGACATGCTGGCTGCTCAGAACAGCTACGGTGCCGGCGGTACTAGCTACGGTCTCTTCGACAACGACGAGCAGATGGCGCTCAACCTTGGCTTCACCGGCTTCCGCCGTGGTTACGACTTCTACAAGTCTGACTGGAAGTACTTGAACGACCCAACCATGCGCGGTGGTCTCGCCTCTGGCGGCATCAACGGCATGATGGTTCCCGCTGGAAGTACCACGGTTTACGACCAAGTGCTCGGTAAGAACGCCAAGCGTCCGTTCCTCCACGTCCGCTACCGCGCCTCAGAGACTGAGGACCGCCGGTATAAGACTTGGATTACAGGTTCTGCTGGCGGCGCTGCCACCAACGACATCGACGCGATGGAGGTCAACTTCCTCTCTGAGCGTGCCGTATGCACGATGGGAGCGAACAACTTCTTCTTGTTTGAAGACTAATTGCTAATCGGATAGGGGGGCGCGTTGGGCGCCCCCTATATCCACCCCTTAAATAAAACTAGAATGGAAAACAAAACGTACCGCTTAACGCGGAAGGCCACTCCGTTGGCGTTCATGATTCCCGGTCGCGGGGCAGCCAACAAACCCCTCCTGTATTGGGATGATAGCAAGGGCGAGAATCGCCCCCTCCGTTATGCCCGAAATCAAAAGAGTCCTTTCGAGGATGAGCAGGACGGCAACGCCATTGTAGAGCCCATTGTTTTTGAAGATGGATTTTTGCATGTTCCAAAATCAAACCCTGTGCTCCAGCAGTTCCTTCATTACCACCCCATGAACGGGGTCAAGTATGAGGAAGTCAACGAGGAGCGCGATGCTGGCGCTGAGGTTGAACAGATTAACCTTGAGGTCGACGCCCTTGTCGAGTGCAAGAACATGAGTATCGAAGCTCTGGAGCACGTCTCTCGCATCCTCCTTGGCATCGACCCCTCTCGGCTTACCACCTCGGAGTTGCGTCGCGATATGCTCATCTATGTGCGCCGCGACCCACACACCTTTATGCGCGTAGTCAACGACCCGGACTTGAAGTTGCAGTCTAAGATTCAAAGGTTCTTCGACGACAAGCTCTTGTCTTTCCGCCGCAACAAGACCGAGATTTGGTTCAACGGCCCTGAGAACAAGAAGAAGCTGGTCACCGTTCCGTTCGGCGAAGACCCTGTGGCTTTGGCCACCAGCTACCTCCTCAGCGACGAGGGCCTCGACCACCTCCGGGCTCTCGATGTTTTAATCGAGGCTTAGTATCTTCACACGCATGATGAACTTTTTGACAATACGCGTTGACTCTCCCCTAAGTGGGGAGCCCTACAACGTGTACATTCCGGCGAGGGCGGTTGGAGCGTTTGAATACAACCGAGACTCGTCTAATTTTTTCATTGGCGGCCTGTCAGTTTGTAATCCGGCAGATAGTTTTAACCCCGATTCGAGGTTTTTTATAAAGATTCCTGACGCATACCCATCTCGACCTTCAGTCCTGCAAACTACGAGCTGGCTAAACAAGCTTTTTACGGCAGCTAACAACCCCGGCGCACCAATGTACGGTCAGCCAATTCCTTTCGATTTTCCTATCGAGGCCGTGACGCGTATTGATAACAACGTAAGCCCACCAAAATGAATCCTGAGCTGAAATTTTTACGCCTTGACTACTGGGGCGGTCACGTGAGTTGGGACGGCACCGACGGGCCGTATTCGCCATGCTTGTTGCTCAACATCACAGACGTGCTTTCCGTTGAATCGAACATCACTACAGATGGGGTATATGTGTTTTTCAGGCAGGGTACCCCGTCCTTGACGAAGGGTCGCCAGTACCTCAACGTGCCCTTAGTTGGGCCCCAAACTGATAACAACGTCACGCTGTGGCTACAAGAGCAGATTCGGAACGCATACGAAAGTGATTCCGCCATTTATTACCCCCCTTCGCAACCCCCGGTTTTGTTTAATACTGACTTTTCGGGTTACATTAACGCAGGTTAAGACATGACAGACCTTTTTTTTGGACAAAAGCAGCAGTCTAAATACACCACTGGTGCGGACTACCTGCCAGACGCGAGCTACGATTTCTTGGGCGCAGATAGTTATGACACTGCGACAAACATTCTGACCTCGGTGGGTACTGATTTGACCACTGTATTTCAGGTGGGCGACTTGGTTTTTAACACTGACTGGTATGTGCCTCATGTGTTTGTTACCGAGGTTACTACCACCACGGTCACCTTTGATGGCGCTATCGGAGGCATTAACGACAACGGTTTCATCCTCACTGACGACGTCGGAAATCCTGAAGATTGCACGCTCGTGGCATATCGTGCCGCCAACGTCGACTCGGCATATCTCGTTCGCTTCACATCGGTAAACCTAGAGCCCGCAGCCTTTACTAAAAAGGACGCCGCCCCTGACTACCTACAGCTTTGGTATTCTGGGAATGGTTACGCAACTAGTTGGCCGCTCCCTGAATACCGGGTGGTGGAAGTGGTAGATGATAACACGCTGAAGCTTAATCAGCCCATCAACTGCTTTAACGGAGAAGTTGTTTTTCTGGGTCAGGATGGTGCCAGAACTAGGACCCCACTGAAAGACATGCGATACTTTACCCTCTTCTATGGAATGGGTTACGGTTATTATGACATGTGGATGGAGCCACAGACAAAGCCCGCCGATGGCCAATGGATTGAGCCGTGGGATGCGTACACCGTGTCCCCATACAACGCTACTATTGACCAGATAAAAGTCCGTATTGATGACTTCTGCAACCGCATTGAAGACCTGTGTCAAGGCAACTACTCTGACAATTGGGTTAGGCTTTTGCCTTACCCGGGCTCTGGCTTTTAATCGGCGCCACTTACTACTAGAGAAAGCCACCTTCGGGTGGCTTTTTCGTTTGGCTCTATCTTAGGGCAATGATTGATTCAGTCCGTCAAACCGTACTGTCGGTTCTCAATAAGAACAACTACGGATACGTCTCTCCGTCTGACTTCAACCTCTTCGCTAAGCAGGCTCAGCTAGAGATTTTCGAAGGGTACTTCACCCTTCTGAATAAGGTTATCAATGCGGAGAACGCCCGCATGTCGGGAACAGATTACGTCGATATGAACAAGAGCGTTCAGGAGTCCATCGATATCTTCTCTGTCACCAACGTCCTTGCGCAAAGCACGACCCCCGGGGCGCCGCCCAATACGTTCAGCGTTCCATCTCTCGCAACCACCGGTGACGACTATTACCTGTTAAACAAGGTGCTATGCCTCAACGGCGGTACGTATTCCGCTGAGGCGGAGGCGGTGGGTCACAGCCGCATTACGATGCTCAACAACTCCTTGCTTACGGCCCCCTCTACGCAGTACCCCGCTTACGTGGTGGAATCTAACGACCTCACTGTCTTCCCCGCTACGTTTAATACCGCAGGCGATGTGCAGGCCCAATACATCCGCTACCCCTTCGACCCGAAGTGGACGTACAACGCGCTGCTCGCCGGCGGGGAGCCCGTCTTCAACGCCTCTGCCCCCGACTACCAAGATTTCGAGTTGCCTATCGATGACGAGCCAAGGCTGGTATATCGCATCTTGCAGTTGGCGGGCATGAGCATCCGCGAGGGCGACGTCTATCAGTTCGCTAACGCAGAAGAAGCCCAACAGTAATGCCATACATAACAGACTACCAGTATTACGAGAACGGGCATTTCGAGACCCCTTCTCAAGGCCCAGAGGATGCCAACTGGGGCAGCTACCAATACGTTACGCTACAGGATATCGTCAACAACTTCCTGTTGATGTACAGCGGCAACCACTCGCTGGTAAATAACGAGGAGCGCTACAAGATTCTCTTCCATGCCAAGCGGGCTATACAGGAGCTCAACTACGACTCGCTCAAGGAGATTAAGATTCTCGAGCTCGACGTCTGCGACACGCTCCGCTTTGTGCTCCCTCCCGACTATGTCAACTGGGTGCGCATTTCCCTATATAAGGACGGAATCCTTCGACCGTTAACGGAGAATATCCAGACGAACTGGAGTTCTGCATACCTACAGGATAACGACTGCCGCATCCTCTTCGACCAGAACGGGGGCATCCTCCGCCCGCAAGATTCGACTATCGACTACGACCGCATCAAGGGGACCAAGCGCAGCATATACCTCAACGAGAACAGCCCCCTCAATGGCGAGGAAGGGTATTTCTACGAGGGGTGCTG